GATGTACAAGGGTGGAAAATAACGAAAAGAGCGTCGAGTGGACGCCAGCTTCAATGCTGGAAATCACACTGAACGAGCCAGATGACTTCTTGAAAGTGCGTGAAACATTGACACGTATTGGAGTTGCTTCACGACAAGATCGTAAGCTATTTCAATCATGCCATATACTGCACAAACAAGGTAGATATTTTATTGTTCACTTCAAAGAATTATTTGTATTGGATGGAAAACCTTCAACCATTACAGAGAATGATGTTCAACGTCGTAATACGATTGCAGTACTGCTTGCAGACTGGGGTTTAGTAACGATGGTGAATACTGAGATGGCAAAAGATAGAGCGCCACTTAGACAGATTAAAGTAATCTCTCACAAAGAACGTGATCAGTGGGAATTATGTCCGAAGTATAATATCGGAAACACACGAAAAGAATTTTAATTACGGGATTATATCATTTTAATGAGTTTAATTAGGCACTTTTTAGTCGAAAGATAATAAGTATCTATGTGCAATAGAGCACAATAACTTAGGAGAATGATTATGTGGACAAAACCAAGCGCTACAGAAATGAGATTTGGATTTGAAGTCACGATGTACGTAATGAATAAATAGTTCTTTAATCCCAATGGGATGGGAACGTATGGCTTCACCTTAGGACCGCTATGGTAACGAAGCGTAATAAAGCGGATACGACGCACGGTATCGCTGGATCTCGTAACCAGCACTTTACAGTTACGCCTTAGGGGTAACTACTTTAAAACTTTTACTCGCTTAATAGGAGCAAACACATGAACGCATTTAATAAATTTTTTGACGCAGCAAAACCTTTTGACGTACTTAACGTATCTTCAAAAGACTTCGACAAGTTTTTTGTCGGGTTCGATGAGCAATTCACTCAACTCGCCAAACAAGCACAAGACTTAACGAAGAACATTCCAACGTATCCACCATTTAATATCAAGAAACTTGCTGATAACAAATATGTTATCGAATTAGCAGTTGCTGGTTTCACACAAACTGATGTTGAGGTTACTCTTGAAGGTAACAAACTTACTGTTGCTGGTAATACACAAGACGACTCTGACAATGAGTTCTTATTCAAAGGTATTGCAAACCGTGCATTCACACGTACATTTGCATTAGCAGATAAGATCGAAGTTCAATCAGCTGAGATGATTAATGGTATGTTAAAGATTGCTCTTGACAAAATCATTGATGCACAACCAATTCGTAAAATCGAAGTGAATGGTGTTAAAAGTGCTAAGAAATCCAAGAAAGAATTTTTAACAGAGGATGACTATGACAAAGCTGCTGAACAACTTTAAGAACGCAATCGTTGGTGTATTAGAAGGTATCCAAGCATTTAGAGCTTACAAAAGAGGTAAGGTAAAATGAATACATGGACACCAATGACTGACGATGATTGGGATTGGGTAAACGGTAAAGTACCGCCAACTCCACCTCAGAAATAGTAAAAATGTGGGAACTTCGGTTCCCATATATATTTCATGATAAAAGGTTTTGTCCCACTAGGGCCAGTTGAAAAAGGACAATGGATTATTCAAGCCAGTGTCTATAAAGATCGCATCTTAGTAGTAATGTTTAATTACACAAATGGAAATTGCTATACGCAATATTTGGATAATGAATATCAAGCTAATTTGTTTATAGAATATGTTTTAGAAAAAGGATAGATTATGAGTAATATTATGTGTTATCAATTGATGAATGGACAAGACATTATTGGTGAAGTTAGTGAAGGACTAAAACCAAATGAAATGATTATGCGTAACCCAGCAGCAATCCATTTAGTTCCATCACAAAATGGTAATAATCAATTCGGTATTGCATTAATGCCTTATGCACCATACGCAGATTTTAATAAAATCATTATTAAAATGGATAAGGTCTCTGTTGAGTTTGAACCAACAACTGAACTGCGAAACAATTATAGTAAGATGTTTGGAAGTGGAATTGAAATTGCTAATGTTATGCCACGATAAACCCTGTACAACGGGATTTATTTGTGATATAATAGAGCTATGGAATATTACACGAACTTAAGCCGCTATGGCAACTCTCTACTCTACCGCGGGTACAAAGATGGAAAACGGATGCATGTTAAAGTTCCGTTTTCTCCAACTCTTTATGTGCCGGTAGAAAAACAAACTGCATTTAAATCTCTCGATGGCAAGTACGTAGAACCAGTTAAACTGGAAACTATGCGTGAAGCTAAAGAATTCATGGAACGATACAAAGACGTATCTAACTTTGAGATCTATGGTAACACTAACTACATCGCTCAATACGTAGCTGAGCATTGGCCTGGTGAAATTCACTTCGATCGTAATCAAATCAATGTAACTACAATCGATATTGAGGTACAATCCAACGAAGGTTTCCCTGAGCCAGAAGAAGCTAAGTATCCTATCACTGCAATCTGTTTAAAGAATAACATTGATAATACTTTCTATGTGTGGGGTCTTGGTGACTATGATGTAAGCATCTCAATCATGCAAGAAAATCGTGTAGTGTACACCAAGTGTGCAACTGAACAGGAACTACTCCTACGATTCCTTGCTCATTGGAATACACCATCGCATATGCCTGATGTAGTTACAGGTTGGAATATGCGTACCTTTGATATTCCATACATTGTCAATCGTTGCCGTCGTATTCTTGATGATGAGAAAGTCAAGATGCTTTCACCTTGGGGACGTGTTGAAGAAAAACAAGTAACCATGATGAAGAAGCAGACTCAACTGTATGACATCATTGGTGTTTCACAAATTGATTACCTTGACTTGTTTAAAAAGTTTGGATTCTCATTCGGTCCACAAGAAACTTATAAGCTTGATCATATCGCTTACGTAGTTCTAGGTGAACACAAGTTGGAATACGATGGTAGTCTACATTCACTTTATATGAATGATCACCAAAAGTTTATTGATTACAACATCAAGGACGTTGACCTTGTTGATCGTATTGAAGATAAGATTGGCCTAATGACTCTATGTTTTACTATGGCTTACAAAGCTGGTGTAAACTTTAATGATACATTTGGTACAACTGGTATTTGGGATACACTCATCTATCGCTATCTAACTCCACAAAACATTATTGTACCACCTAACAAAGAATCATTTAAATCTGATTACGCTGGTGGCTACGTAAAAGATCCTCAGTGTGGAGTACACGATTGGGTTGCTTCTTTTGACGTTAACTCACTTTACCCCAACATCATTGTGCAATGGAACATGAGTCCAGAAACAATTATGAAAGGTCGCTACGATCACCGCGTCTCACCTGACTCAATCCTTGAAGGTTACATGCCTGAGCATGTTGAAGGTGTTAATATTGCAGGCTCAGGTCAAATGTTCTCCAATGCTAAACAAGGTTTCATGCCTAAGATTATTGTAGAAATGTATGATGAACGTGTAAAGATTAAAAAGCTAATGATTGCTTCTAAGAAAGAACTTGAAGCATGTGACCAAAGCAACAAACAAGAGTTGTATCGCATTGAACGTGATATCGCTAGGTATGAGAATCAGCAAACGTCTATTAAGCTTTTGCTTAACTCACTTTATGGTGCATTAGGTAATAAGTACTTCCGTTACTTTACTCAAGAAATTGCTGAAGGTATTACATTATCTGGTCAAATGATTATTCGCTATGCTGAAAAGGCTGTGAATGATTACTTAAACAAAGCGTTGAAGAACGAGAAATACAAAGATTATGTTATTGCTATTGATACTGATTCTGTTTATGTGGCGCTTGAACAGGTCGTTAAAACAACGGGACTCACAGACAAAGAAAAAATCTTAAACTTCCTAGATAAGTTTTGTGATGAAGCTTTGGAATCTGTACTAGATAAATCTTTTGCCAAACTTGCAGATCAATTGAATGTGCATACACGTCGTATCACTATGAAACGAGAAGCTATTGCCAATCGTGCAATCTGGGCTGCTAAGAAAAGGTATATCCTAAACGTACTTGACAATGAAGGTGTACGCTATGCAAAACCAAAACTTAAAATCATGGGTATCGAGGCGATCAAATCGTCTACACCGGGCACGTGTAGGGAGGCTTTTACAGAGTTGTTTCAGGTGCTCATCAATGGTACGGAAACTCAGACTCAGAAATTTATTCAAGATTATCGAGCAAAATTTGAAACACTCCCTGCGCATGAGAAAGCATTCCCTCGCGGCGTATCGAATGTCAAAGAGTACCAAGACAAAGACACGATCTATAAGAAGGGTACTCCGATAAACTCACGTGCTGCAATCCTATATAATCATATGCTTAAAAAGCAAGGATTAAAAACTTACTCACCTATTCGTGGTGGCGATAAGATTAAGTACATCCATTTGTATCCTAACAATCCAACTAAAGAAAACGTTATTGGATTTATTGATGTACTTCCTGCAGAGTTTAAACTCGATAGGTTTGTTGATAACGATACACAATTCGAAAAGGCTTTCCTTGAACCAGCAAAAAGTATCATCGAAGCTATTGGTTGGAAAGCAGAACCTGTCGCAACATTAGAAGACTTCTTTTCATGAAGTTAGATAAAGGTCTAAACAACCTATGGGCAACACCTGTATCATATGATAAGTTAGATTCTTCTCTCTATGAGAAGGTGTTGAACCAAGCAATGCAAATGGATCTTAGTGCACCTCCATCTGATTTTGAAAATGGTTGGCATAACACACATCTTAAAGTGTTAGAAGGAACTGTACTTTTACCAAAGTTTGATGAATACATGAGAGAAGCATTTGGCGTCTCAGTGTATGATTATAAATCGTGGCGTATGAAGAAGTGGATTACTGGATCGCATCCAGTATATCAAACTGGATATGCAATGCAACCACATAATCACATGGGCGCAAAAGTATCTGCAGTACTATATCTTCTAGCAGAAGGTGATGAAACTGGAACTATCGTATTCGTAGATCCAAGAACAAACGCTAATCGAGGATACGATGAGCGCTTCACAAAGCATTTTGATTTTCTAAAACATGAACCAAAATCGGGAGATCTTATTATATTCCCGTCATTCCTATGGCATTATGTTTATCCTACGTTTTCAAACCTAAGATTAGCAATGCCAATTGATTTATATTTGTATGAATAGTTTACATTACATTAAATGTGTGATATAATAGTATTATTAAGGAGAAGTTATGAGTAAAGATTGGGTAGAAGATATTGCAACTATGCATGACAAATATGGCGTGCGTCCAGTAATGAAAACATTGGATAGTGGAAAGCTTGAAGCATTCCTTAAATTCCGTATTGATTTTCTTGAAGAAGAACTTGAAGAAATGCGTGCAGCATTGGTGGATTACCAAGCAGGAAAGATTGATGGAAGTAAAGCAGCCGATGATACAGTTGATGCATTGATCGATTTATGTGTGGTTGCTATTGGAACGCTTGATGCATTCAATGTTAATAGTTATGAAGCATGGGATCGTGTACTAGAAGCTAACATGAATAAAGAAGTTGGCATCAAAGCAAGTAGACCTAATCCATTAGGTTTACCAGACTTAATTAAACCTGAAGGTTGGGTTGCACCAGTTCATAGCGATAACGTTGGTATGCTTAACAAAATTTACGGTGAAGTATAATTGAGGACATTTTAGTATAATCAAATATAATTAGGTATAATTAGTGAAATATTCTTTGACAGCCTTTAGTTCTATTTTTGACAATAAGACTCATAGGCAACTACATCATGATACTTGGGAATCTTTTGAAGCTATGCTTTATAAGATGTCTCAGACGTCTGGATACAAACTTAAAAAAGGTGAACGTAAAGCACCTTCAGGTTTAAAGGCGTCACCTTTAATTTCTCCAGCAGTATTTCCACCAGGAACTACTAGAGCTAATGATAACGTAATTGAGTGGGCTGGCTGGGCTGCACTTGATATTGATGATCATAAATTTGAAGGTGATCTAGAAAAAGAACTCTATGCTAAGTACGGCGATTATTATTATGTTTGTTACTCTACCTCTAGTAGTACTATCGATCATCCGAAGTTTCGACTTGTATTCCCACTTAAAACTGGTGTGCGGAAAGAACTCATTAAGCAATTTTGGTTCGCACTCAACAAACAATTCGATGGACTCGGGGATGGTCAGACTAAAGACTTATCTCGCATGTATTACGTACCTGCTTTATATCCAAGCAGCAACAATTTTATCTTTACTAATAGTACTGGGTCTTTCATTGAACCATCTTCTCTCATAAGTAAACATCCATTGCAAGTTGTACAATCAAGTATAGCTACATTCATGGATAGGTTACCACCAGAGTTGCAAAAGAAAGTATTAAACCATAGAGAAGAGTTATTGAAAGATAACGCTAACTATGATTTTGAATGGACTACATATAACGACTGTCCATTCGTCAATAAGAAAATGATTAATGATTATAAAGTAATTGCCAACTCTGATGGAAGTGGTCGTTACTCTATGATCTATAAGATCATGACATCAATCGCATGTAATGCAATCAAACGTAAGTATCCTATTAGTCCAAATCAAATAGCAGAAATGATTCGGCAACTCGATAGAGATACCGCAAACATATACGCTAAACGCCCACTTCAAACAGAAGCTGAGCGAGCATTAGAGTATGCATATAAAATAGTTGAATGAAACCCTGTACAGCGGGCATTAACTGTGATATAATAATATCTTGTATAACATAATAGACGGAGCTCTTATGACTAATGAAGAAAAACTTGGTAAGATCGGTGAATTGCTAGTATCAAAACTTGAAGATGCAGTACTATCAGAATACAAATATGATAGTACAAAAGATATGACTACTAAAGATGGTGTGAAGATTGAAGTGAAAACTCAGAATCGTCATCCTAATGGTA